TTCCAAATTTCTCCATGCAAAAGTTTTTTAGATTACCCATATACTCAACTTCCCAGTCTGCCTGAGATGCATTGTTTATGGTGCTCCAAACAAAATCTAGTTCTTCTTTTGTTAAAAAATTTTTAACCCAGAGTAGTTCGTTTGTTATTTCTTCAAACTCTAAATTATTTTCTTTTAACTTTTCTTTTAGATCATTAATCATGTGGGATCACACCATCCTCTATGCGATATCTATTTCCATCTTTATCTATCTTATATCCTTCTTTTAATAATTCTTGCCATTCGGCTTTTTCTTTTGCTTGATAGGCTCTTGTTTCTTCCATTTCTTTGGCCCAAGCATCACGAAGTTCTTGTGGATAAGCATCTTCTTCTCTATCATCCCAGAAAGAACCAATTGTATACCTAACACCACTAGTAATTAATGTTACTTCATGCATATTATTAAACCCGCCATCAAATGCAGCAAGCATTCCTACTTCTGGTTTAATACTTATTTCTTGATCTGGGAATTGTAAAAGTCCTCCATCAAAATCATCATTTAAGTATAAGAATGATGCATACCTGCTTCTTGTAAATGCACCAGATTTTCCATTTTCATCTGTATTATCCGAATGGATTCTTGCATATGCCCCTGGTTCCCATTTTTGTGTGTGGTATCCAATCTGACAAACTGTTTTTTCATCAATTTCGTGCACACTTGCAACAGCCTTAATAATTCCTTCTTTTATTTGAGAAAAAATATCTGCTGGAAGACCTTCTGCCAAAACATCGTCATCGTCATCTTGAGGTAAAACAGAGGAATAAGATTCGTAGAATGAAATTGGTGTCCATGAAATTTTACCACTTTCTGCATGTTTGTCTAAGACCTTAATCAATTTTGCTGCAGTATCTGCATCAATAAAATTTTTATAAAGCACTATATCTTTAGTTAATCTATTTTTATTTTCTAAATTCATGAATCTCTCCTTATACCATTTTCTGGATCCCATGCACTTATTGTTTCATCATCAGGGAAAATTCTGTGATACTTTGCATTAAAGTCTGGTTTAACATCACCAGTATGATCTAAAATTTCCCAAAAGAATGGGCATGTATATCGAATACCATTTTTAATTTTAGTAACTCCATGAACATAGTTCATATCTCCTGGGAAAAAGTATGCAGATCCACGCTTAGGCTTAAACTGTATGCCTTGATTTGGAAAATATAATTCTCCGCCTTCATAGTCATCATTAATATAAAATAAACTGGCTATATCATAATTTGGAAAATCGTTAGGCGTTCCAGCATCTGGTCCAGAGTGTAATTCTTTGTCTGCATGTGGCATTTGAAATTGTCCTGGATTCCATTTTACGATTGTCTGGCCTGTAGGCTGAACCTTAACATTAAAAAATTTTTCAATTACTGGTTGTAATTTATTAAATAAACCAACTATAACTGGAACAATGCTTGGATCATTTTGATTAAGTGAGGGAGCACTTGCAACTCTATCTTTCCAGTATTCAGCATCATATATTACTGTGCCATTTTCATTTTTATGACTTTCTGTAATATCCCAAATAGTTATACCTCTTGCTGCTTTGTCAAGAAAGTCTACCTCTTCTTGAGTCATAAAATTTTCTAACTCAATAATATTTTCTGGTCCATAACCAAAAAATCCAGAGGGTGTCAGTGATGGCTTTCTAATAACAGTAACAGCATCATTAATATCCATAATAGTATTATATCACCTAACCGTATTATCTTTAACATGAAGTTTTAGAGTTTTTACCTCATGAGAACATACTGATTCATTCTTTTCATTTACAGCATCTCTATACCAATCTGTCCACTGTCCAGAAGCATTTACTATTTGTGCTGCTTCTCCATATGCTATATTTGCCTTTTGTCTTTCATTGTGATCATCTCTATAATTTACTATATCAATAGAGGTATTATTAAGATTACTCAAAGATATTGGAATTATTGTTGCTACTGGAGTTCCTGCTTTAATCACTGTTTCTTCATTTGCCTTTTTTGCTTTTAACGCTAATGGCAAAGGATTATCATAAAAAGATGTACTAATTAGATTAGACATAGTTTCAAAATCTTCGTTAAAATAATTTACTGGATTAATAGTTAATATACTAACGTCTGCATCTGTTCTAAAAACTAAAGAAGTGTTTAAACTTATTGAGGATTGTCCTCTTCCAGAATAGGAATTATCAGGACTTTTAATTTTCACATGCTGATCAGTTTGATCGTTTATCCCATCCCAAGTAAAAATGATGTCCTCTGTACAAGAAAGGCTCCAGCCAATTACATTTGCTTGTGTTACTGGAAAACATCTATATGCATGATTTTCTGAAGTTAGATCCATCCAATCTCTTTTAATTGACATTGGCTTAATCTCAAAAATTCCCCCAGGTATTTTTTCTACTGAAATATTAAACATTATTCATCTGCCCACTTTGGATCATACATATCTGGTGTATGATACTTTTTGCTATAGTCAAGCATTGTTACAATAGAATATTTTGTTCCAGCATGAACTGGCATTGCTTGATGAGGGTACATAAAGTTTGATGGAAAGATGTAGAGATCTCCAGCCTTTGGCTTTATGTTTAAGTTCTGTAATCTAAAATAAAGTTCTCCGCCATCATAATCATCATTGATATACGCTACCAACGATACTGTGCAGTTATAAGAAAAGCCATGATCATGATGCTCTTTAAAGTGTTGACCTGGACCATACTTAATAAAATTAAAGGCTTCCCAATACTTTAGTGGCATTATGTTGTAATCTCTTCTATAGTCTTCTACTGCTGGTGCCTGGACATCATAAACATTTTGCCAAATTTCTTGTAATATTATTGATTCATCGCTTTTATCTTGTTCTATATCAGTTTTCTTAAACTTAAAGTCATAACAATCACGATAGTCTGGCATTAACTGTTGATACCCAACATATGCTGGAAGCCAATGATATCTTTTACCATCTAGAGACATCTCACCCCATGGTGCTGGTTCTCCTAAAACATTCTCTAATCTACTGATAATGTCTAATTCTGGTTTAATAACATTTCTATATACAGTAATTCCATTACCAAGATTTTCTTTATCTGTCCAAGTTGTCATTGTTACTCCTATTTATATTCTCTTCTTGTCCAAACTTTATCTTTATATACCCCGCCATCTGGCTGGCGATAAAAATTTGCGTTATCTACTATTTTAGCATACATAGTGGTTGAGTCTAAAATCTCAACATCGTGCTCCCAGTTTTCTCTTTTAAATGGAAGAATTTGTAGGTATGGTGTTCCTGCAGGAATAGTTCCTTCCCAGCCTTCAATAATAAAAAACGGAAAACTTCCCAATAATTCTACTTTATCAGAATCAACAACGCCTGTTGTATTAATAAAAGGAAGATCAAATCTATTCATGGGAGTCATAAACAATGCACTATATCCATCTGGCAATCTCATTCCCCAATCAGGCATCCATGCAAAATGATTTTTATAATATCCTCGTGGATGTTCAAATTGTGACATTTGTGGTCTTAATACACAAAAATCCTTATACATTGGATTTTCAATTTTTAAATCTAAAGACCCACTATTATTTTTAGTAAATATTAAATCACACGGAGTTTTAAAAACATAACCAGTCATAAAAGCATCTAATATTGCTGGACATGCTTTCCATGTTGGAATCATTCCATAGTCATCTGTTGTTCCTGGTTTTGGAAAAGGACAAACCTCTTTTGGCGCTTTCCAGTATTCACCATTTGGCATTTTTGCAAATCTATCTGCATCTTTATACCATTGAGGAATTTCTTTTTGTGTTGGAGATGGTAGTGATGCGCTTTGCTTTGTTAGCCAAGGTCTATAAGATTTAAACGATATTTGCTTATATTCTGATTCCATTATTTATGACCTAACTCATTAATATCAGTCATGATTACGACACAATACTTTGTACCGCTCTTCATTGGAAGAGATGCATGCTCATAAATGTAGTTAGATGGGAAGATAGCAATATCTCCTACTTTTGGAGTAAGAGTATAGCCATCTAATCTTGGAAACTGAATTTCTCCGCCTTCATAATCATCGTTGATATAAATAACTGCAGAAACTGTAGCATTATATGCTGGGCCATGATCTGCGTGAATGTTAAAGTGCTTTCCTTCTCCCTCATACTTTACAAAATTAAATGCCTCATAATAAATAACATTAATACCCCAATAGTGTGCATAATCATCTACACAAAATTTTAATTTTTGATAAATTTCTTCATGTAGATCTATTAATTCTGCATTAAACTCATCCCTTGGACCAAGATTTTCTTGCTTATATTTAAAATCAACACAATCTCTTGCTTTTTTAATTGGTGTTGTAGAGTTTGTTACTTGTGCCTCAGACCACTTATATTTCCGACCAGAGGACAAATTAGATTCAAGAATATTAATATATCTATCTGCATCATCTCTAGAAAAAACATTTCTATAGACATTCAAACCAAGTCCAGGATTTTCTACAACTATCCCATTTGGTAAAGTTTTTGTTGGATATCTATTTGATGCAGTTTCTGATCGATCTTTTGTAAACCAGGGATTCTGGTTTTCATCATAAATTTGCATATGACTAACCTTTCAGTAATAAAATTATGCTAATTCAGTAAATGCTGTTCCATCCCAACTATAGGATTGACCGATAGTAAGGTTTTGTCCTGCTGGAATCTTAATTAAAACTACTTCAGAGGTAAATGCTGCGCTAAACATTTCTGCTTTTGGACTCTCAACTGCTACTGCTATTCTAGCAACAACAACATTATTACACAAAAATGCATACAAGTTAAAAGAATCTAGTTGTTCTTGAGTTGCAGTGTGAAGATTTGGCCCTGCTGTTCCTCCAGAAAATGATGAGCCATTCCAAGTTGCACCATAAAGCGCTGTTTGCTTGTGTGCGCTTGCTTCCATTCCTGTAATTGGCAAACCAGTATCATGTGCTGCTGCAAGTGCATCCATAACTGTTTGCTTGCTATGATAAAACTTTCCAATTAGATCATATGACTCATTATTTTTTACTAATATTGCGTACATTAATAGTCTCCTTTAATACTTTTATTATAGCACATGTTAGTTATTGGGTACATATTTTTGTATGTACCCGCTAACTTTAACAACCGCATGACCTTCCTGGGCAGCATACGCTACATCTCCAGCAATATCCGCACCAGCAACTGCTTGGGGTTGGGAATGATGGTGGGAAGAATGGTCCGAATGATGGTGGGAAGAATGGGAAGTAAGGGAAGTAAGG